GCGAAAGGCTTTATTCCAAAGGATAAAAGCAGGAACAAAAGGTGGCAAAGCAGGTCAATGGTCTGCAAGAAAAGCACAGATGTTGGCTAAACAATACAAAGCAAGAGGTGGAGGATACAGATGAAGAAGACACTTACTCCAAGACAAAAGACTGCACTTAAACGTCATGCCAAACATCATACTGCAAAGCATATGGCTAGTATGAAAAAAGATATGATGGCAGGAATGTCATTTACAGCTAGTCATAAGAAAGCTATGAAAAAAGTTGGGAAGTAATGGCTGATCCTAAAGTAGGTACTGGTAAGAAACCAAAAGGAACTGGTCGCAGACTTTATACAGATGAGAACCCTAGAGATACTGTATCTATAAAATTTGCTACACCTGCTGATGCTCGTGCAACTGTTCGAAAGGTTATGAGGATTAAGAAACCTTTTGCTCGTAAGATACAGATACTAACTGTTGGAGAACAAAGAGCAAAGGTTATGAAAAAAAGAGCAGTTGTAAATATTTTTAAAAAAGGTAAAGATACTTTGAGGAAACAAAAGAATGTCACTTAGTAAATCACAAAGGTCGCTTCGTGCTTGGACAAGACAGAAATGGAGAACCAAATCAGGTAAACCTAGTACACAAGGGAGTAAGGCAACTGGCGAACGTTATTTACCTGAAGCGGCAATTAAGGCTCTTTCTCCCTCTGAATACGCCAAGACTACGGCTGAAAAGCGTAAGGCAACTCGAAGAGGAAAACAAGTTTCTAAACAGCCAAAAGCGATTGCTAGAAAAACGAAAAAGTTTAGAAGTTTTAGCTAGGTTTAAATAATGACATTTCTACACACATTAAAACCTGAAGAACGAAGAATACTTCGTTTAGTTGTAAAGAGAGTACATCTTAAACATCACCCTGAACAATTTTGTACAGACTTAGAAGCTGACAAAGTTATTGCTGCTATTGGACCTGAAACAGTTGATAAGTTGTTAAGGGTAGGAAAGAACACAAAGATTGATACAGTTTAAATACAAGCCTGATGGAGATGTCCTTAAAAGTTTTATGAAAGATAATACTTTTTTTCGTGGCATAAGAGGTCCAGTAGGTAGTGGCAAGTCTGTTGCTTGTAGTATAGAAATATTTAGAAGAGCCTTGATGCAAGAACCTGATAAGTCAGGTAAGAGAAAAAGTAGATGGGCAATCATAAGAAATACAAATCCACAACTTAGAACAACAACAATAAAGACTTGGCTTGATTGGTTTCCTGAACAAGATTGGGGTAAGTTTGCTTGGTCAGTTCCTTATACACATAATATAACAGCAGGTGATCTTGAAATGGAAGTTATCTTTCTTGCACTTGATAGACCTGAAGATGTTAAGAAACTATTATCTTTGGAACTTACTGGGGTTTGGGTTAACGAAGCTAGAGAAATACCTAAGTCAATTATAGATGCTTGTACTATGAGAGTTGGCAGGTATCCATCTGTAAAAGATGGTGGTGCAACTTGGTCAGGTGTTATCTGTGATACTAATAGTCCTGAAGAAGATCATTGGTGGTCAATAATGAGTGGTGCTGTGCCAGTACCTGATCATATATCTATTGAAGAAAGTCGTATGTTAATTAAACCTGATAACTGGCAGTTTTTTACACAACCAAGTGGAATGATAGAAAAGAAAGATGATGATGGTACTGTTATAGGATATGAGCCAAATGATAAAGCAGAAAATAGTAAGAATATCTTGCAATCCTATTATTCAAATCTTGTACAAGGGAAAACAAAGTCTTGGATAGATGTATATGTTATGAATAGACTTGGCTCTATACAAGATGGTAAGCCAGTTTATAATATGTTTGTTGCAGATACCCATGTATCAAAAGAAGAAATACCAGTTGCAGATGGTGTGCCACTTTATATTGGCTTAGACTTTGGTCTTACACCTGCTGCTATTTTTGGTCAAAAGGTTCGTGGTCGTTGGCTTATATTACAAGAACTTGTAGCTTTTGATATGGGTATTGTAAGGTTTGCAGAATTACTTCGAGCAGAAATAGCAACACGATATGGTAATCTTGAGGTTAATATTTTTGGTGATCCTTCAGGTGACTTCAGGGCTCAGACAGATGAAAGCACTCCTTTTCAGGTTTTAAGAGGTGCAGGTTTGATGGCTAGACCTACTTCTAGTAATGATGTGTCATTAAGAATTGAATCTGTTTCTACAGTTTTAAATAGAATGGTAGATGGGCAATCAGGGATTTTAATTGACTTTAGGTGTAAAGAATTGGTAAAAGGATTTGAGGGGGGTTATCAATATCGAAGACTTCAAGTATCAGGAGAACGATATGAAGATAAACCTCTAAAGGATAGATACTCACATATCCATGATGCAATGCAGTATCTTATGTTGGGTGCAGGTGAGGGAAGGCAAGTGTTAGGTATGAACAAACCATTAGAAACATTTAATGCAAGAGTTGATTATGATGTATTTCAAAGAAAAGCAAAACCAGTAAGAAGACAAGGTTTATGGGCAAGAATGTAAAGGAGTAAATTATGTGTCTACCAAGTAGAAGTCCAAGTCCACCACCTCCTACAAAAGAGGAAGAAGAAACAAAACTTGAAAGAGAAGCAGAAACAGAAGTTCAAACTGCTGAACGTAAAGATGCCAGACAAGATGTATTAGAAGAAAATATTACAACAAAAAGAAAAGGAACTGGTAGACGATCACTACTAAGAGGATCAGGTGGTGGTATAGGTTTTTATAACGAGTATCAAGACTAATGCACGAAAAAACTGCTGACATGATGATTCAAAAGTATGAGAAAGCTCTTGCTATAAGACGAGAGTTTGAAGAACTTTATGATGAAATTTTTGAATATTGTTTGCCTCAACGACAAGGATTTAAAAATTATTCAGCAGGTCAAAGAAGAGATGATAAGATATTTGATGAAACAGCAGTTGTTGGAATACAAGAGTTTGCTTCAAGATTACAATCAGGACTAACACCTAACTTTGCAAGATGGGCAGATTTTGTAACTGGTCAAGAAGTTCCTGAAAATGAAAGAGATGATATTAATAATGCACTAGATGAGGTTACAGACTATGTATTCGAGATATTGCAAACATCAAATTTTGCCCAAGAAATCCATGAGTGTTTTATCGATTTGGCTTTGGGTACTGCTGTACTTTGTATCATGGAAGGTGATGCTGTTAATCCTATTCGCTTTCAATCTATACCTCTTCCTCATGTTGTTTTAGATACTGGACCTGATGGCATGGTAGATCATGTCTATAGAGAAAGAATGATGAAGAATGAAGATATTATGATTGCTTATCCTAATGCAATCTTAACTCCTAATATGGTAAACAGAATACAAAATAATCCTGAAGCAAAAACTAAAATACTAGAAGTATCATGTAAGTTATATGATAAGCCTAATGAAGAAAGATATTCTTATATGGTTATAGATGTAGCTGATAAGAAAATGATTATGCAAGAAACATATGAAGGTGTGGGTTCTAATCCATTTATAGCTTTTAGATGGAGTAAAGCATCAGGTGAAGTATATGGAAGAGGTCCTGCTGTAAATGCTTTAAGTGCAATAAAAACTACAAACTTAACTATAGAACTTGTATTAGAAAATGCACAAATGGCTATATCAGGTATTTATCAGATAGATGATGATGGTGTTATTAATGTAGATACAATAAACCTTTTGCCCGGAACTGTTATACCTAAAGCACCTAATACACAAGGACTACAGCCAATTAGAACAGCAGGTTCATTTGATGTAGCTAATTTAGTTTTAAATGATATGAGAAATAATATTAAACGAGCATTGTATAATGATATGTTAGGTGATCCTAATAGGACACCTGCCTCTGCTACAGAGGTTGCAGAAAGAATGGCTGATTTATCAAGAAAGATTGGCTCTGCTTTTGGTAGGCTACAAGCAGAGATGGTACAACCAGTTTTACAAAGAGTAGTATATATTCTTAAGAAACAAGGTCGTATTGATTTGCCAACAGTTAATGGAAGAGAAGTAAAGATAAGAAGTGTATCTCCATTAGCACAAGCACAAAGCAATCAAGATATAGTGTCTTTGAATAGATTTTTACAAACAGTAGCTAACTCTTTTGGTCCTGAGATATTAAATATATTAATCTCTTCAGAAGAAACTGCATTATATCTTGCTAAGAAATTTGGTGTACCTGATAAACTAATTCGTGATGCTGATGAAAGAAGACAGTTAGTTGAGATGGCACAACAAATGCAACAACAAGGAGGATTACCACAAAATGCAACCGAAGCACTTGGGGGTTGATGGATTCCCACGAAGCAAAGAAAAAGATAAAATAATATCTAAAAATATACAATCTTTGTTTACAACACCTACTGGTCAAGAAGTTTTAAAATATTTAAAGTCTGTAACTATAGAAGCAGTATCAGGCAGTAATATTTCAGATGCCGAACTAAGGCACTTGGAAGGGCAACGATATCTCGTTGCTTTAATAGTTAAAAGAATCAATCATGCAATGAGGTTAAAAAATGAATGAAGAACAACAAGTAACACAAGAATCTGCTACTGAGCCTACATCAGATGTGATAAGTAATCCTCCCACAACTGAATCAGTAGCAGACCCAGTAGCCACACCTAGACCTGAAGGGTTACCTGAAAAGTTTAACTCATGGGAAGATATGGCTAAATCATATTCTGAGTTAGAATCTTGGAAGGGTAAAAAAGAAGAAGATATAAAGAATGGATTACTTCAAGAGTTAGAAACAGAAGCCTATTCCAATAGACCTCCAAGTGCAGGTGACTATCAGATACCTGAGATATTAGATGAAGCAGAAGCAGCAACTAATCCTCTTTTGAAATGGTGGGCAGACTATTCTTGGAATAATGGATTATCACAAGAAGAGTTTAATGAAGGTATTACAAAGTGGGCAGAACATACGCCTCAACCTAATCTTGATGAAGTAAAATCATCATTAGGTGATAATGCAAATGCAAGAGTTGAAGCAGCACAGTTGTTTATGCAAAAGTTTTTTCCTGCTGAAATGCAAGATGCTGTAGCAGAGCTTGGTACTAGTAAAGAAGGAATTATGGCTTTAGAACTTATACAAGAAAGAATGAAAGGCATAAATCCACAGCAAGAAGTTTCGCAACCAAGTCAACTTACTCAAGGTGATATAGAAGCTGCTATGCGTGATCCTAGATATTGGGACGCTAAACAAAGAGATATGAATTATGTCAGAGAAGTTGAAGGTAAATTTAAGAAACTTTATGGGTGAAGGTGTTTATGATGGCTTTAGTATTGCTAAAGCTACATCAGAACACGCCAACATACTTCAACATAATCTAAGAGATAGTGATGTACGAGAATGTATAATACATGGTGCATCACCTTTTCGTGCTTTAATGTCAGGTGTAAGAGAAAAAGGTGAGAACTATACTTGTATTATAGATGGTCAGCCTATCTGTATGTTTGGTGTCAATCCAATTATGGATAATATGATTGGTAGAATATGGCTTCTTGGTAGTTATGAGATAGAAAAAAGAGGTCGTAAGTTTATAAGATGGTCACAATCTATAGTAAATTACTATCAAGAACAATATTATCAGCTTGAGAATGTAGTTCCTGCTGATCATAAAAATACTATTGATTGGCTACAGTTTTTAGGTTTTCAGTTAATGACACCCCCTATAAAGTTAAATAGTTTTAAGGTTTTTCGATTTGTTCGTTGCAAAGGTGAAAAAATTTTGATAAATAAAGAAGAACAGCCTATTCAATGTTGATAGCCCTATTGGATAACTAGATGACACAAAGAGTAGATAACTGGAAATGTAAATAACTTTTAATAGGAGAGTGTAATGGCTAACACAA